CGTTGCGAAAGCGGTCCGACTTGCGTTTCAAAACCACTAAAGACATAATGATAATGTATAGTGTATGTATTTATTTTAATTATTTAATTTATTTTTATTTGGTTGTTCATTTGATTTATTTATTGGTTTATTTTATGGATGAGAGTATGGATTTTGACGTAGTAATAAACAACCTGTTTCCAAATGACCAATTTGAAGTGGCGATTAAGCGTATGAGTACGAGTAGCAGTACCAGTACCGTAACCGTACGCAGTAGAGCCGCCCCAACAACCGGCATTTGTTTACAACTCATTATAACGCCATCGGAAACCATTGTTGTTAGCGGTTTGGCAAAATGCAATGGTGTTACACAAAATGAAGGAAGCGGCGCAGCCCTCATGTTAAAAGTAAACCAGTTAGCTAAAACCCTGAAAATTGATACCATTCAATTGTACGACGACTCTAAAGTACGTATTTGTGATGGCAACGGCAATACCGAAATCGACTTGTTCCGTCTTAAAATTTTGACGAAAGGCAAATCGTGGTATAATTCATTGGGGTACAAGTCAGAATATTATGCGGAAGAAATTGAACACAACCGTGAAGTCATAACGTCACCGATGTCAAAGGTAGCCAGTGAACTCAAACTGAAACTCAAGCTGGATGCCGAACCATTACCCGATGAAACCGTGCAGAAGTATATTACCCGACTGTTACAGCACCTACCGTGTGACCATGAAACCGGAGCATATTTAAAATATATTATCGATAATGTATCGACATTATTGTGGTATGAACGAATGTTGGAGAAAAAAATTAGAATGAGAAGCCGAAGTCGAAGCCGGAGTAAAAGTGGAGGAATACGACGGATACGGAGACGAAGAACGAGAAAAACGCGAAAGAATGGAACCAATCACCGCAATCACCCTACAACAACGTGTCGAAACAGCTGGTCGAAAAACCGGGACAGCGTGTAGTTGCATCGGCGTTCGGCCACTTCCGTTATCCACTTCGGGATGCGCTGAATGCCGCGACCGCGTTTGGCGTGGCGCGCGGTTTTAAACAGCATCCAGTCCAGGCGCTTGAATATGGACGCCAGCTTCGGACAGGGGTCGATGTGCGCCTCCCTATCCACGCGCGCCTTGCCCATGAACTTGTATCGATTGTAACCGCGCGACTCGTACACGTTGAACTTGCGCTGTGCCAACCGGTTGCCCGCCTCGGCGGAACCAACGCACGAGCCCGCGCCGCAAACAATTTTTCCCACGCCCATAATGCGGTTCAGGTCGTTGTTCATTTCAATGACGTACATGGTAGACCCAGCGCTGGTGGTGCTGACTCCGATATCGGTGGGCGAGCCGTAAATGCAGCCCGCATGGCGGTGCCGGCGCCGCCAATCCACGTTTTCTGCCCACGTTGCATTGTTGAAAATGGTGCACGCAATGTTGTTGTACATAAGTAAGTAAGTAAGTAAGTGAACGAATGAAGCATCCTCTCCAACAAAAATAAAAAAGTGTGACAATTTTTTATTTTTTATATTTGACCCATCCAGTTCCATCTAGTTAAAGCACAAAGC